GAAGTGGCCTAAATGACTGAATCTAAAGCTAAAATTTGGTGGCCCCTGCTGGACTTGAACCAGCGACCAAGCGATTATGAGTTCCTATCGTAACAACCGAAAATCAATAGTTTGCGTTATTTATCATTGATATAGGTTGCCACTATTTGCCAGTGATTACCCATCATCCGCCATTTCCACCGCCACTTTATCGCCACTTTGTTTAGGAAGTTCGTTTACTAATTCATTTAGTTCGACGAAATCCTTAAGAAATGTTGGAACTCGACTAAAAGTTCCCCATGAAGGAATTAAGGGCCCTAACTCTTGTGATTTAAAACGATGCATATAGCATTCCAACCAGAATCGTTCATTATTAGGTATGATTCCATAAAAAATGCTTATTGCACGTTCTTTTAATTCTAATGTTTCACTTGAGTTGATTCTTAGTAAAATCTCCTCCATGATTTTCGATTCATTTTCAAACAAAGGCAGTTCATCATTATTGAATTTTCTAATACTTTCCTTCCAGATATTATGCTCTTTTAATGAGCCATCATCTGCAATTCTTCTATGTATAACATTATTCAAAAAATCAAACTGATAATTCCTATTCGGAATAAGTGGGTTTTTATCTATTCTTTTATCTAAGATTTCACACAATGTAACTATTCCATTGATATGATTGCTATTCTTCGATTCTGTGATATTCATCTTATTCGATTGGTTGATTTCTACCACTGTTATTACTAGAACGATGACACTGATGATTGTTGCTAGCGGACCGTATACACCGCCGATGTAAGAACCAAATCCTGCCCAAACATTTGGGTCCGATGAGAGGGCGTAATGGAATGTCTTGAAATACAAGTATAGAGGTATTAAGAAAAACAATATAATGACAATGATTATGGCCGATGACACAAACTTATGTGCTCTTAATGCCTGCGTTATTCTATCAAGTGTAGTCATATTCTATTCCAAGGTTTAGCTGTAATTTATTCTATGGGTACAAACGATTACATTAGGAACGCTTAATGAGGTTCTGATATTTCAAAATACAAACTCTGCTATGGGATTAAATCTTACGGCGTCATCAAGATGATCAGGAGAGAAGTGAGCATAACGCATTGTCATTTTGATATCGGTATGGCCTAAAATTCTCTGTAAAATAAGAATGTTACCTCCATTCATCATGAAATGGCTGGCGAAGCTGTGGCGCAAAACGTGGGTAAGCTGTCCTGCCGGTAGTTCGATGCCTGTTCTTTCCAGAGCTGAGCGGAACGCCCCATAACAATCACTAAACAACCGGCCTTTTTTATCATCAGGAAGAGACTCATGGAGCTCTTTGCTGATTGGGACGGTGCGGTTTTTTCTGCCTTTCGTGTTGGTGTATGTGATTTTGTATTTCGCGAGCTGGCTTTTTCTCAGACTCTCGGCCTCAGACCACCGTGCGCCAGTGGCGAGACAGATTCTTACAACGGTTTCTAAATCAGGGTGGGCATGCCGTTTGCACTCCCTGAGCAGCAGCTCAATCTGGTCTTGAGTTAGCCAAGCCATTTCCATTTCTTCAGTGCGGAAAGGGCGCATATTTTTTAGCGGATTTTCCCCCTTCCATTCTCCGAGGCGATTCAGTTCATTGAATACTGCCCGAAAATAGGCCAGTTCAAGATTCAACGTTCGAGGCGATACCTCTTTTACCCTATTTGAGCGGGCGTATTCACCTTTTAATCTTTTTTCCCGATAGCGGGAAAACATCTGCGCGTCAAAATCTCTCGCAAGCGGTTCACCCATACAATCAAACGCGTGATGCATTGCTTGCTGGCGTCTGAGGCCGTCTTTAAGCGTAATTCCATGAGCGCTATACCATGCGTCAACCAATTCTTTTAAGGTGCGCCGGTCTTCCCTTTCTTCCTGCCAAGGGTTTTGTACGGTGTGCTGCTCAAAGGCTAGCGCCTCGCCTTTGGTGGCGAATTTCTTTCTGATGCGCTTGCCTTTTGCCCCGTTTGGATAAAGCTCACAAATCCAACCGCCAGCAGGATTTTTACGGACAGTCATCAATTAACCTCGCTGTATACGCCCACTACGCGACCAATCATTTTGATGTCATCAATTCCGCACTCAAACGGCACTTTACCACCCGCTACATGTAATTTTTTACCGGGCAATACGGTTATTTCCCTGAGGCTCAATGCGCCTTCAATATCTACTAACCAAAGGCCATCAGACAAAGAGGATTCCTGCTCGATTACATAGGTGCTGTTATCGCTTCTCACAGAGGCACCCTTTTTCGGCTGCTTAGTGAAAAGCTGAGGGTCAAACGAAATAGTACCAATATTGGTTAATTCACCTTCACTTAATTCGAATAAAGGAAGCTTCGTTGAGTGTTGAGGTTCACTAGCAGACAGGTTTTTCTCTCCCTCACCAGTCATCAGCCATTTAAGACTTACGCCAGTTTCAAGCGCGCAATGCACTGCAAAATCGTAAGACATATTGCCCCGCGTATAACGGTTCTGTAAGGAACTGGCTGCGATTTTGAAGTGATTAGCGAGTTGGATTTTCTGAGTAAATCCATAAACCTCGCAGATTCTATTTAGTAACGCTTCATTATTAAAATTGGTTTCCATCATCAAAATTAGCATTCCTATGTTGCATGATACTAAAATTAACATTAGTATCACTGTGAACGGTGGCAGTGAGTGGCAAACGTCGGAAAAAACTATGCACTCATTGTCTGAATGTTATCAATTTAGGAATCATGCAATATGGCTTCTGAAATCGCAATCATCAAAATCCCCGCACCTGTCGTTACCCTTCAGAAGTTTGCAGAGTTAGAGGGTGTTTCTGAGCGCACCGCGTATCGCTGGACAACTGGCGACAACCCATGCGTACCAATCGAGCAGCGTGTTATCCGCAAAGGCTGCAAAAAAGCCGGTGGTCCGATTCGTATCTACTACGCGCGTTGGAAAGAAGAGCAAATGCGTAAAGCGTTGGGGCATTCCCGTTTTCAGCTCGTCATTGGCGCTTAATTCACTTTATGTGAATTATGAGGATGCAACATGTTTGATTTTCAAATTTCCAAACATCCCCACTATGACGAAGCGTGCCGCGCTTTCGCACAGCGTCACAACATGGCGAAACTGGCCGAGCGTGCGGGTATGAACGTTCAAACGTTACGTAACAAGCTTAACCCGGAACAGCCTCACCAGTTCACGCCGCCTGAATTGTGGCTACTGACTGACCTGACAGAAGACTCAATCCTCGTTGATGGTTTTTTGGCGCAGATTCATTGCCTGCCATGCGTACCGGTTAATGAGTTGGCTAAAGACAAATTGCAGTCTTATGTCATGCGCGCAATGCGTGAACTCGGCGAACTGGCAAGCGGTGCTGTATCTGATGAACGTCTGACCTCTGCCCGTAAGCACAACATGATTGAAAGCGTTAACTCAGGCATTCGCATGTTGTCATTGTCGGCTCTGGCGCTGCATGCGCGTCTGCAGACTAATCCCGCTATGTCGAGCGTGGTCGATACCATGAGCGGCATTGGCGCATCGTTCGGGCTTATTTGAGGTGCATATGCTGAAAAGTGAACCGTCATTCGCGTCTCTGCTCGTTAAACAAAGCCCCAGCATGCACTATGGCCACGGCTGGATCGCAGGTAAAAACGGCAAGCGTTGGCACCCGAGCTATTCACAGGCCGATTTACTGGTTGGCCTCTCTACTCAAAAGCAGGGGGAATCATGGCTATCGAAGCCGTTTCCGCAACTGTTCCGCTAAAAGCGGGTGAACGTCTGGCCGGTCTCAATCATGTGGCTGAATTGCGCGCGAGATATTGGGGCGATAGCTGGAAAGAGGTTGAGCGCTTTGTCGATGATATGCGCGATAAACGTGACCCACAATTTGAAGAAAATAATCGGGCGCTGGCCGCTATTTTCTTTCTGGCAAAAATACCGGCGGCTCGTCATGAGCTCGAATTAAGTGAGCTGACTACTGACGAGAAAAAGGCACTTATTACAGCGATGAATCATTTTCGTGCAGTGGTGAGTTTATTTCCCAAACGGCTAACCATGCCGAATTAATCCAAACAGAAATTTAATGGCGTAAACCCGCCGGGCTTCTTATTGCCCGAAATCAGGAGAGTTAATTATGCGTAATACCGAAATCCGTAGTTTTAACACTGATAGTGATGCGTTGGCCGTATTGCTGACCGATGCAAAAAAAGAAGAGCGTAAAGACCGCGCGCTCGCTGTTTCCATCCGCCTTGAGGCGCTGGCTATCCATATCACCAAAGAGGGTATGAGCGGCACCGAAGCTGCCGAACTGCTGCGCCGTGAAGCAACCCGCTTTGAGAATGAATCACAGGAGCTGCACTAATGGCCGACGCAATGGATTTAGCACAACTGCGCGAGCAGGAAGACCGCGAACGCCACATCAGCAACGCGCGCAGCCGTATCGCTGCACCTTCCCGTTTTCTTTGCGAGGAATGTGACGCACCAATCCCGGAGGCTCGCCGTAGTGCGATTCCGGGTGTGGCCTTTTGCGTGACATGTCAGCAAATAGCAGAACTCAAATCCAAACATTACAGGGGCGTATAAATGGGTGTTCGTATCGAAGTCGGCGACAAGTGGGTTATTACCAGCGACCAATATCAATTCATCCTGAATGAAAAGAAAGTCGTTAAGTCCGGCAATAAAGCTGGCGGGGAATGGCTCGACACTATCGGCTATTACCCCAAAATTAATCAGCTTATTTCTGGTCTGATACACCATCATATTCATGGGTCGGATATTACAGCCATTGACGCTATGGCGGCAGAAATTGAGCGGGTAGGGCAACTATGCATTGCAGCCATTGAAGGGGCTAGCGCTGATGCATAGTTCTACGGTTGCTTATGCTTATCCGTGGAATACTCCACGGTCGGCAATAGCCAGCCCATATCTTACTTATGACCAACAGTATCGCCGCGACCGTATGTTCGCGGCTTTGCTACATGCGAGAAAGGTGATTTCTCTCCAGCCTGAATGCGTGCGTTTTGATGTTTATCGCACCGCTGCGGTGCTGGAGCAAAATCAGGGCAGTCAACGAGCTAATGCCTTTTTAATCAGCTTCTGTAAAAAGGCATTGCCGCGTCTTGAACTGGTCGCAAAAAAATACGAGTGCGCGGGTATCAACAGCAATGTATCAGCCGCTGTTTTTGGTGGCCATTTTGATACCCAGCTTATGCAATATCTGGCGTCACGTATGGTCAATATGGTCGCCAGATATAACCGCCTCCCTGATATGTCGCGCGCCGATATTGACCTGCTGGCCGCTGATATCGCTAATTTCATTCGTGCTGAACTGGCCGACATTAATGATACTGGATTTAGCGAGCTTAAAACGCTGTACACGTGGTACATGCGCGCCGGTATTATTTCCCTGCAATTCAGCGTTAACCCGCCGCATTGGGAGCGGGTGACAAAGAAATATGTCGGTGAGGATGAAATCGCACCGGCTATCACCCGCATGTTTAACGATGTGTGGTGGCGTGGTCGTCTACGTCGCGTTGCGGCTGCATGGCGCGAACATCTGCAAATTGCCGTCGGCAACGTCAGCAAGAAAAAGCACGCTTACGCGAGTAAAAACTGCGTGACAGACTGGCGCGAGCAAAAGCGCCGCACGCGTGAGTTTCTCAAGGGACTGGATCTCGAAGACGAAGACGGCAACCGTATCAGCCTTATCGAAAAATACGACGGTTCGGTCGCTAACCCTGCAATACGCCGCTGCGAGCTGATGACCCGCATCCGTGGGTTTGAAAATATCTGCAATGAGCTCGGTTATGTCGGTGAGTTTTACACCCTGACCGCGCCGTCGAAATATCACGCAACAACTAAGGCGGGTTACCGTAACAGCAAATGGAACGGAGTCAGCCCGTCAGACACGCAAAGTTATCTCACCGGCCTTTGGGCGCGCATTCGTGCCAAGCTACACCGGGAAGAAATCCGCATTTTCGGCATACGTGTTGCCGAACCTCATCACGACGGAACGCCTCACTGGCACATGCTTATGTTCATGTTGCCGGAAGACGTCGAGCGCGTGCGCCTCATCATTCGCGATTATGCGTGGGAGGAAGACCGTCACGAACTGAGAAGCGATAAGGCCAAAAAGGCGCGCTTTCATGCCGAGGCCATTGACCCGGAAAAGGGCAGCGCTACCGGCTATGTCGCTAAATACATTTCCAAAAACATCGATGGCTATGCTCTTGATGGTGAAACCGATGACGAAAGCGGTGAGCTGCTGAAAGAGACAGCCCCCGCCGTTTCGGCATGGGCGGCACGCTGGCACATCCGTCAGTTTCAGTTTATCGGCGGTGCGCCAGTGACGGTCTACCGTGAGTTGCGCCGTCTCGCTGACACAGAGACCGCACATGGTCTGAGCGTTGAGTTTGCCGCCGTCCATGATGCCGCTGACGCTGGTGACTGGGCTGGTTACGTTAATGCGCAGGGTGGGCCGTTTGTCCGTCGCGATGATTTGCAGGTGCGCACACTGTATGAACCGCGCGCTGAGTTTAATCAGTATGGCGAGGAAACCGTCTGCATTCGTGGCGTGTACGATTCCGCTATTGGTGCTGGTACTCCGATTTTAACCCGGCTAACGCAGTGGAAAATTGTGCCGAAGCGTGCCGTTGATTTGGCCGTTGACGTTAAGGGCGCGCCTGCGCCCTCTTGGAGTTCTGTCAATAACTGTACGGGAAGCGAAAGCGATCCACCGGAACTCGATTTATCAAAACCTTTGAATCGACGTGAAAGACGAGAGTTGACCAACCGGCTTAGGAAGCAAACTCTCACGACTCGGCGAAAATTTATCCACGGTACGGATGAGCAAAACTTCGCAATAGTAAAAACTATTGATGAGATACAACTGACCACCGGTATTAACATCAGCCGTGGTGAAGCCCTACACCTGATAGATGGTGGGAAAAGTTGCTTTAATGGTAAGTGGCTGCGCGGAACGTCCAAAGGAGAAATATTTTTCACAGTGCCATCGCATCAGGCTAAAACTAGGGAAATTCTCCGCCGCATTGCGGTTTTAGCTGCTCTGTCGCCGAAAGTATAACCATTAATATTCATCCATATCATGCACATACATTACACTTGGTGTGATTTTTCCTTCACATTTTTTACTAATCCATGATACTGTATATTTGTACAGCATTTCGTGATGGGGGTTATGTGGATAGAGAATTAAGCGAGCACGTTATGATTGAGCGGGTTGAAATGATTGCGCGTCTAACCGCTGAGGGTACTTGTCAGGAAAGAGACCGTGAAATCGCTCTGAGTCTGATTGCAGATATTGCAGGGAGAAATCTGTCAGAAAATCATTCATATTCAGTAATCATTTCGCTAGACGGTATGCAGGTTGAGCGTTGAGCGAAGACTGAGAATAAATGCTGTTGGTGTTATCGGTAGTTTTTGATCTCGATAGAGAGTTTGCTCAGTGAGCGATGTTTAGCTAGAATAAACAAGCTCTTTAGCTTAGGACCAAATTAACGGTCTAGCCGGGTGTTTAGCCAGGCTCTAATTTATTGAACGACATAAGGTTGCGAAAGGTGCAGAGCCCGGCCTTCGTACCTTGTCCGGGAGCTGCACCTTTCGCTTCCTTTAGTAAAGAGTCATACGCCCAAGGCAAGCCTTGGGCGTTTCAATTAGAGGCAATGATGCTTTTTTCAGATAGAATTTGCGATGAGTTAGGATATTCAAAGCGTCAACTCAATTCTTTCCTCAAAAATGCACCTAGGAAGTATCGGGTCTACTCTATTCCAAAGCGCACGGTCGGTTATCGAACAATTGCCCATCCTTCTAAAAAATTGAAGGAAATTCAACGTATCTGTGATGCTCTTTTGCAAGATGTGTTACCAGTACATAATTGCGCATATGCTTATAAGAAAGGCAGTAGCATTAAAAAAAATGCAATGCTTCATGTTTCCCAACCGTATTTGCTAAAAATGGATTTTAGTAATTTCTTCAACTCAATAACACCAGATATATTTTGGTCTAAAGTAGATGAGTTAGGGGTCGATATAGATAAAAAAGAAAGGGGTAGGTTAACAAAGGTGATGTTTTGGCAACCGAATAGGTATGATTCTGACAAGTTAAAACTAAGCATAGGTGCACCTACATCGCCACTAATAAGTAATTTTGTGGCATACGAATTTGATCGTTATTTATTTGAGTGGTGTCTTTCTCAAGGGATTGTTTATAGTCGATACGCTGATGATTTAACATTCTCAACATTTAAAGCTGGTGTTTTATTTTCGGTCCCTAGAGTAGTCAAAGCGTTTTTGAATAAATATTTTGATGGAATTACTGTTAATGAAGCAAAGACGAAATTTTCTTCAAAGAAACATAATCGTCATGTTACAGGAATAACACTAACTGATGATGGCAGAATTTCACTGGGTAGAAGTGAAAAGAGGCGCATCTTTCATTTCGTGCATGTATTTTCTCTTGGGGAGTTTGATCCAGAGCTATTATATAAGCTTCGAGGTAAGATCGTTTTTTATGAACATATTCAGCCAGGTTTTATTAAACGATTATCAGATAAGTATACTGAAGAATTAATTTTTTCTTTGTTAAATGGTGATTAAATGATTATTCGTCATATTCTCGATTCAAAAATAATTGACTCGGCAGTGAAAAGTAGTTTGAAATCAAACTTTCAGCTTATCAAGGATATAATCGAAGGCAAGGTCGAGACTAAAGGTGATGACATTGCTGATGAGATTGTCACTTTAGTTAAAGAAAAGATATATAGTAAAAGGCTAAGGGTAAATCAAGTTGGTGTCTACGGTATTCGCGGTATTGAAGATATTACGCTGAAAATTGAAGATGATATTACGGTTATAATAGGTATTAACGGGTCGGGAAAGTCAACTATACTCGATAGCTTAAGTTTGACATTATCTTGGCTTAAAGCAAATCTGATCAAGGAAGAGGGCGTAGGATCCTATTTAAGAGATTTGGATATAAATAATTCTAAGGATGTCTCTTATGGGAGTGTCGCATGTCGGCTTTCTCTAGAAGGTGATGATTTTAATTTCCTTTCAACTAAATCAAAGCCAGGGAAAGCGTTGAGTAGACGTAGTTCTTTGCAGGAAATAAAAGCTTTAGGTGGACTCTATCGGTATGTTAACTCTAAGTTTTCTGATTCGAATCTTCCCTTGGTTGCCCATTATTCTGTAGCGAGATCCAATGAAGGGACAAAAGATGATTTTGCTAAAGTGGCGTCTCAAATTGGTATCAAGGACAAGTGGAGTAAATTTGATGCCTACGAAGATGTGCTTAAAGACAGGCATGATTTCAACGAGTTTATTGTTTGGCTGGGGAGGATAGATAGCATTGCACGACAAGGTGGTGGAGTAAACGAAGAAATTAATAAGTTAAAATCTGAAATAGATAGTACGAATAATTTGCTGAAAATGTTTAAGGACAAGGGGAATGATCTTTCTTTTATTCTTCCATTGGAAGAAATAATAAGAAAAAAGAATCAAGAAATATCTGAAATATATAATGAGAATTTTAATAGGGATGAGGTGCTAGCTTCTAAGGTGTTCAAACACATTAAGCAAGCAATAACAATTTTCATTCCTGATATTAATGACGTTAAGTTGGTTTATGAACAAGAAGGCGTTAAGCTAGTTTTATATAAAAACAATAAAGAAATTAGTGCCCAGCAACTATCTCAAGGGGAGAAATCGCTTTTGTCTTTGATTGGTGATTTGACTCGTAGGTTAGTGCTTCTAAATCCAAGTCTCGAAAATCCTCTTCAAGGCGAAGGAATAGTTCTTATTGATGAGATAGACTTGCACTTACATCCTTCTTGGCAGCAAACTGTTATCATAAATCTTCAAAGTACATTCCCTAATCTGCAATTGATAGTAACAACACATAGTCCACAAGTACTGAGTACTGTCTACTCTAGATCTATTCGATCACTCCATGAAGTGAATGATGTTCTAAATACAATTCCAAGTCTTAATGTTGATAATAAAATAATAGCGTCTGAAACTCCTGGGTTTCAAACTAGGGGCGTTATGAGTACTGATATTTTATCTAAAATCATGGGTATTGATCCTACTCCTCTAGTTAAGGAGGCAAAATGGGTTCAGGAATATCATGCAGCAATTGAACATGATACATACACTGAGGAAAACTCTATTAGGTTATGGGCGGATATTGTTGAGCATTTTGGTGAGAATCACCCTGTAGTAATTGCCTGCAAAAATGCTGTTAGGTTAAAAGGAATGAGAGGTAAAATCAGGGAGATGCAAAAAAATAAAAAAGAAGATGTCCAAAAGGAAAAGGAGTGACATCATGCATAAACTTTCAAGGTGTGCTTCACCAGCTACTTTGTCGAACTATGATTACAGAGTTCATAAATGGGATGAGTATATTCTCGACGTAAATAATAAAAACGATGTGTGGGATGGCCTGTTTTTGATGCAGGGACATAGGTGTGCTTATTGCGAATGTGAACTTTTGACCTATTATAAAGGCCATGTTGAGCATTTTGTTCAAAAAGGAAGATTTCCTCAGTACACATTTGACTGGAGTAATCTCTTTGGCTCATGTCGTAGAAGTGATGGTTGTGGTTTTTATAAGGACAATCAACCTTATCAGCAAGGTGATATTTTGAAGGTTGATGAAGATGATCCTGATGATTTTTTCGACTTTCTTGTTGATGGCAGTATTGTCATCAAACCAAACTTAACGCCCCAGAATGAGCATAGAGCGCGTGAAACCTTGAGGGTTTTTAATCTTGATGCTGAGCATGGGGCGTTGAGGCAACAGAGAGCCACAGCTAGAAAACTCTATTGTAACCTTATTGATGAGTTGAATGATTACTATGAGAAATATGGTGCTGATGAGAATTTTGAAGAGCTGCTTAATGAGAATTTAGCTGCAATAGACGGTGTTCCATTTCAAACGGCTATTCGACATGGTTTTTATTGATGTTAATTAGACAGGCACAAAGCCTTTATTGTTGTATTATAATTTAACACTAAACCTTTTTTAAGGTTAATACAGTAAAAAACTGAGACGAACTGCAAGTTGCGTAAATTTGCATTCATATGCATACATGTTTTAAAGATAATTGTATGGATTCAGCCATATCAGGTCTGTGCAAACGAAGTTATGCATCTGCATTAAAATCGCCTTGTAAAGCGGGCAGGCGTGGCGGGGATAGCATTGCGCGCTGAGGGTGTTAACGCGGTTATCTCTGATCGTCTGAGAGGGGCGTGGTGCTGCTTGTGGTGTCTGTTTGGATGTTGATGCGTCTTTCTGCGTCCTCGCCGTGCTATAGCTCCTGTGGGCACTGGCGATAGAGACAAAAAAGCCGCCCTGCGGCGGCTGTTGTGGTTGTCTGTGGTTATTTGTTTTTCGGTAGCTCGTAAGGCTTAAAGCGCACCACCTCCTGACCGAGAAAGTCATTCACCTCTTTGATGCGCTCCTGTAAGGGCGTCAGCTCATTACGCACAAAGACCTGAGCCGCTTTGACTACATCACCAAAGCCGCCGGTGTTATTAGGCACAACGCCCATCATCTGCGGCGGTACACGGTGCGCACTGAGCAAATCGTCGCGGGTCGCGTTTTTGATGTTAAAGAAATCATCCTTGGTCGCCACCTCACTGAGCGGCACAATCTTGATCCCATCCGGTTTACCGTTCGGCGCGTAGAAAAACAGGTTTTTAAAATTACCCAGCCCTTTCGAGCTGCGCATCGCCTCACGCAGTGCCTCAACGTCGGTGTTACTCTGTGCGGCATCGGTCACGTACATGATGTAACCGGCGTGCGCGCCGTTCTGGTAATACTTGCGACGAAACAGGGTCGCGGATTCATTCAGCCATGCTGAGTTGAGCGAGCTCATATATTCAGGTAGGCCATACAACTCCTGATTGATATCCGGCTCAATCAAATGGAACACCGAACGCGGCGCGAAGCGGTGCGGCTCTTTGAATGACTGCACGAACCAGTAAACACCCTCCTCAACGCCTCGGCGGGTATATTTCGCCGGTGAGCACTCCAGCCGCATAACCTCCCCGAGCTGATTAAAGCGTTTCTCTAAAAAGGCATTACCAAAGACCAGATAGTCGAGCACGTAGCGGCTAAACTCCTGCTGACTCAGCAACGGGTGCGGGATAAAGGTGCTGGCGAGAATGTTGCGCTTCACGTAAATCGGCGAGCTGTGGTGAACGGCGGCGCGCAGGCTTTTCGCCAGCCCCGCAAAGCTCACCGGCGGCTCGATCCATCTGCCGTTATTGATGCACTCGGCGTAATCAAGAATGTCGCGGCGGTCTAACACCGCCGAGGGCTCACCGAAGGTAAATGCCTGCACTGAGGCGTCAGACTGCGCGGTCATTTTTTGGGCACGTTGGCCTTTGCGTTTGCTCATTAGTTAAATTCCAAAATTGAAGGGGTAACGTTGCCGTTACCGGCGGTGAGCGGTTCGTTAATCATGGCGTGCATGGCCGCCCATGCGATATCGGCGTGGCTGACTTCCTCGCTACGGCTGGCGACGTAGGTCATGCCGCGCCCGCTGGCCGTCATGGTTTTACGGATAGCCATAAACGAGAGCGTGATATCGGTGTGGGCGATGTCATACTCCAATCGCCCGGTGGTGATGAGGTCTTTTGCTTTTAGCACCATGTTGGTTTTCACTTCGGCGCTATAGCGAATTTCTCGCACGGCTGGGAAGAAGTTGCGCACCAACTGGTAAACCCCTTGCCCAATGCCGGTGGCGTCAATGCCGATATATTCCACGACGTATTTTTCAGTCAGTGCCTTGATGGACTCGGCCTGTGTGGCGAAGTCCATGCCTTTCCACTGGTAACGCTCCAGAATGCGGAACTTGCCGCCGGGAACGGCGGGAGGTGCCATCACCACACAGCCCGCGCTGTCGCCGGTGTTTGACGGGTCATAACCAATCCACACCGGACGATAGCCAAACGGTCGAGGGTGTTGGTCAATCTGGATAAAGTCCTCCCACTCCAATCGCGAATCGACCATACAGGCTTGCAGCTCCTCGAACGGGAACACTGACGCCTTATCATCGACAAACTCACACATGAACAGGTTGCGGAAGTCCTCGGCGCTGTTTTCCCGTTTTAACGTATCGAGATCGAACAGGTCGCAGCCACCGGCTAGCGCGTCCTCGATGGTGACAATCTGCCGCCATTGTCCATCGGCACACAGCGCGCCTTTTGCCAGCGCGGCATGGCTGATATCAATATCGACACGCTCATCGGCACTGCTGCGCCCTTTGTTGAAGAGTTCTCCCGACCAGAACGGATACGCGCCATGTGCCAGCGTGGATGGCGTCGAGAAATAGGTGGTACGCAGGTGTTTTTGCGAGGCCATACCTGATGCCACCTTTCGCAGTTTCTGGAAATTGGGGATCCAGAAAATCTCATCGACCAACAGGTCGCCGTTATGGCTCTGCGCGGTGTTGGAGTTGGTGCCAAGAAAAATCAGCTTCGCGCCGTTATTGCCGAGCACAATCGGGTCGCCGGTGAGCTCCACATCCACCATGCGCGCAAACTGGATGATGTACTCACGGAACACGTAAGCCTGTGTCTTACTGGCCGAGAGAAAAATCTGGTTGTGACCGGTATCGAGCGCCCGTAGTAGCGACTCACGCGAAAAGTAAAACGTAGCGCCAATCTGGCGTGATTTGAGAATGTCGCGAATACGGTATTTAAGTCCGGCCTCATGCCAGCCGAGCTGATAACCGAAAGACTGCTCGAAAAAAATCGACTTGAGTTTCTCGATAGCCTCCTCGCTGAAATAGTTCTTTTTCGGTGCTTTACGCTCGCCCTTATTTCGGTTGCGTACATTCGGATTTAAGTCGGCCTCGTTGCCGGTTTGGCTATAGCGATTCACGCGCGCTAGGCGCTCAATCTGGCGGCCTAGCAGGTCAATCTCTTTATAGTCGCCCCCATCCTTTTTAGGCTTAGCTATCAGTTGAATTAAGCGGGACTCGATACTGGTTTCCACGCGGGAAATCGGGTGGATGTCATCCCACTTATCGCGGCGTTTCCAACTGTTGACGGTCGGGATTTTCTGACCGAGCGTTTCGGCGATCTGACGGGACGAAAAACCTTGCCAGTAGAGCAAGGCCGCCTGTCGCCTCGGGTCATGAAGGAGTGATGTATCCGTGGTAATCATCGATATTGCCTCTCGCATAGATAACGAGGGCAAGGCTACGCAAGGCAGACGGGGCGCGCCTTACAGCGCTGTTGTGTGGGCGGTTGTCAGACGGGGATTGATGGCGGTGTCAGTGCTGGGTGGGGAAACTAGCCTCGAACCCAAACACCACTCAGGACACCTGAACAATGGCAAAGAAAGTATCTAACTGGTTTCGCATTGGCGTCGAGGGTGACACCTGCGACGGGCGCAACATTGAGGCGATTGATATCCAGCAAATGGCCGACAGCTTTGATCCCCGCGTTCGCGGCTGTCGCATCAATCTCGAACACATCAAAGGTGTGTTACCAACTGGCGATTTTAAACGCCTTGGTGACGTGGTCGAGCTTAAGGCCGAAACCATTGAGGATGACTCCATCCTAAACGGAAAGCTGGCACTCTACGCCAAGATGGCTCCGCTCGAGGATTTAGTCTCCATGGTGAAAGCCGGGCAAAAGATTTACACCTCGATGGAAATTCGTCCGAACTTTGCCAATACGGGCAAAGCCTACCTTGTCGGCCTTGCGGTCACCGATGACCCCGCCAGCCTAGGGACTGAAGTGCTGGAGTTCAGCGCTAAAGCCAAAGTGAATCCGTTCGCCGGTAAAAAAGAACAACCTGACGATTTGTTTTCTGTGGCCACATTGGCCGAACTGGAGTTCGAAGACGTCCCCGACACCCTGCTCAATAGTCTGACTGAAAAAGTCACTCGTATTTTTAGCCGCAAGCAAGCCAACGATGACGCGCGTTTTAACGATGTGCATGAGGCGGTCTCGGTCGTTTCGGAGCAAGTGCAAATCTATCAGGACGGCGTCGAGCAGCGTTTAACCACGTTAGAAAATGACCTGAAAACCGCGCAGGAAACCGCAGAAAACAGCGTACAGGCGTTATCAGCGCTGAAAGGTCAGCTCGGTAACACCGAGCACTTTGGACAGTCACGTCGTCCGGCGGCCCGTGGTGGCAACGGCGAAGAAATCCACCTCACCAACTGTTAACCGTTTGACTGTGAACCGGTGCGGCTTGCCGCGCCGTCTGCCCCTTATTTGATTGAGAGAAACTATGCGCCCGAATACCCGTTTTAAATTTAATGCGTTCCTGACCCAAGTAGCCAAGCTGAATAACGTCGATGTTGCCGATATCGATAAAAAATTCAGCGTTGAGCCGTCGGTCACGCAGACCCTTATCACCACCGTGCAAGAGACCTCGGATTTTCTGACCCGCATCAACATGGTGCCGGTGGATGAGCAAGAAGGTGAAAAAATTGGCCTCGGCGTCACCGGCTCTATCGCCAGTACCGCCGACACAGACAACGGCGGCGAACGTGAAACCGCCGACTTTGCCGCGCTGACGTCGCGTAAATACAAGTGTGAACAGGTCAATTTTGACTTTCACATCCGTTATAACACCCTCGACCTGTGGGCGCGTTATCAGGACTTCCAGATCCGTTTACGCAATGCGATTGCCAAGCGTCAGGCGCTCGATTACATCATGGCCGGTTTTAACGGTATTGCCCGTGCACCGAAGTCTGACCGCAGTAAAAATCCAATGTTGCAGGACTTAGCCGTCGGTTGGTTGCAGAAGTTACGCAATGAAGCCCCGCAGCGCGTCATGGACAGCTATACCGCCGAAGATGACACCGTGTCCGACGTCATCCGTGTGGGTAAACACGGCGATTATGCCAACCTTGACGCCGTGGTGATGGATGCAACCAACAGCATGATCGACCCATGGCACCAAGAAGACCCCGACCTCGTGGTTATCTGTGGGCGTCAGTTGCTGGCCGATAAATACTTCCCACTGGTGAACCAAGAGCAGCCAAACACCGAAGCCATGGCCGCCGATGTGATTGTCAGCCAGAAACGCATCGGTAACTTACCGGCGGTACGTGTGCCGTACTTCCCCGCCGATGCCATGATGGTGACGCGCCTCGATAACCTGTCGATTTACATCATGGACAGCGCGCACCGCCGCCATATCGAGGAGAACGCCAAGCGTGACCGCATCGAAAACTATGAGTCGCTGAAAGTCGACTTTGTGGTCGAGGATTACGGCTGCGCGTGTCTGATTGAAAATATCAAGGTCGGTACCTTTAAAGCGCCAGCGGCACCGGAACAGGCTTCCGCACCGGTTGATGACAATCCGGCCGACGATAACGCTAAGGAATAATCATGGCGAGCCCTGCACAGCGTCACATGATGCGGGTATCGGCTCAGGAGGCGGCGCAGCGTGAAAATAGCGCGTTGCGCCACGCCAGCGGATACGAGCTGATGCTCATGCGTTTAGCCGGTGATATGCGCACGTTAAAAGGTGTGCACTCATTCGAGCGTAAGGCCGAGATCAAACGTGGGATGTTGCCGGAGTATGCGCCATGGGTCACCGGCGTTTTGGCTGAAGGCCGAGGCGCTCAAGACGCGGTTTTAATGACCGTCATGGTGTGGAAACTCGACGCCGATGATATCGCCGGGGCGCTGGAGATTGCGCGCTACGCCCTGAAATACGGCCTCGCTATGCCGTCACATCTCAACCGACCCACCGGTTATTTTTTGGCTGAGGATGTGGCTATCGCCGCCGAGCGTTTACGTACTGCCGATAAGCCGGTCGCCGTCTCACTGTTACTCGACACCATGGCGCTGACTGAAAGCGCCGATATGCCGGATAAAGTGCGCGCCAAGCTGCACAAAATCACCGGGCTGGTACTGCGTGATGAGGGGGCGGTGATCCAAGCGCTAGAACATCTTAAACGCGCCATGCAGCTCGACCGCTTGGCCGGTGTGAAAAAGGATATCGAGCGACTGGAGCGAGCCATTAAGGCCGCCAGTGAACCCGAACCGGCTCCCGCACCGAAACCGAAAGAACGCGCCAAACCCAAAACAGCGAAGCGTGCGAAAACACCGGCGAAATCAGCCGCTCGCACGCGCAAACCGACGAGTGCAACCGCTCGCCGCTAACAGAACGCGCCCCGCGCCGGGCGGCACGCAGAGAAAACAGGCTTGCTCTGATTGGCTTCTGCGTCCACCGCCCACCCATTACAAGGATTTGTCATGACGACAATCATAATCCCTGCGTCGGATGAGAATACCGACGCCTCAGGGGTGGTCATTCCTGCGCCTGAACCGCGCGAACCGGTGATTAAAAATACCTACTTTTGGCCGGATATCGACCCGGTGCGCATTCGTGAGCTCATGCGCCTTGAGTATGTGGTTACACCTGAGCGACTGCGTGAAGCGATCCGCATGGGGATTGCTGAAACCAACGCCGAACTACACCGCTTTCGGGAGCGCAATATCGCCGCCGGATATAAACGCTTAATCGATGTTCCCGCCGAGAAAATCGACGGTGAAAGCGAAAAGTGTTTTCACTACCTGCGCGCCGTGTCGGCCTTTGCGAGTGCCAGCGTCTACGAGCGTTATCGCGGCTATGACGCCAGCGCCAAAGGTGACCGGAAAGCCGACACCATCGAGAGCACGGCGGACACGCTGTGGCGCGATGCACGCTGGGCAGTGAGCCGCTTAGAAGGTCGGCCTAAATCCATCATTGGACAAATCTAATGCGTGTTACCGCCTCACAAGGCGACACCCTCGACGCCCTGTGTTATCGCCATTACGGGCGCACCGAGGGCGTGGTCGAGGCGGTGCTCGCGGTCAATCCGGGGCTTGCCGAGCTGGGTGCGGTGTTACCGCATGGCACCGCTGTCGAGTTGCCGGTCGTTGAGTCCTCGACCGCGTCGGAGACTCTTAACCTATGGGATTAATTCATGAACGAAACCGATAAGAGCGTGGTGACGCTATTCCTCATCGGCATGCTGATTGTGGTCGGCAAAGTGCTCGCCGGTGGTGAGCCTATTACGCCTCGGCTGTTTATAGGCCGCATGTTACTTGGCGGCTTTGTCTCTATGGTGGCCGGTGTGGCACTGGTGCAATTCCCTGATTTATCGGGCGCTGCCGTAAACGGCATCGGTGCCGCGTTAGGGATCGCCGGTTATCAGGTGGTGGAAATCTTTATCCAGCGCCGCCTGAACAAAGAAAACAAAAACGACAAAGGGGACAAATAATGGCCGTGATTAAAGTTCATCCAAACGTTGCCGCGTTTCTCGATATGCTGGCGTTTTCCGAGGGAACGGCGACGCATCCACTCACCCGTAATCAGGGTTATGACGTGGTGGTCACCGGTATCGATGGCAAGCCGGAGATTTTCACCGACTACAGCGATCACCCGTTTGCGCACGGTCGCCCCGCGAAAACCTTCAACCGGCGCGGGGAGCGCTCGACCGCTTCGGGGCGGTATCAGCAGCTTTATCGCTACTGGCCGCACTATAAAATGTTGCTTTCACTGCCTGACTTTAGCCCGTCGTCACAAGACCGTCTCGCGGTGCAATTGCTGACCGAGCAGCGAAGCCTCGCCGATATCGAGCGCGGTGATATTGAGCTCGCTATTAACAAGTGCCGCAATATTTGGGCGTCATTGCCGGGTGCCGGTTACGGCCAGCGAGAGCACCGACTCGACAAACTGGTCGAAGTCTATCGCGCGGCTGGGGGCGAGATTGCTCAATGAAAACACTGATTATTTTTTTAATAGTGATGGTCACTGTCAGCCTGTGGTGGCTGAAGCACGAGAATAGCGAGCTAGAGCGTCGTCTCAGTAACGCGACCCGCGTGATTGGTATCCAAAAAAATGACCTTGCCACCTTAAACAATCAACTCAACGTGGTGCGCGATAACGCTAACCGCAGCGAACGCGCTCAGGTGGTATTGCGCCAGCAGCTCAGCCACGCACAGCAGCTTGCTGCCGGAAAAGACCAGAAAATAACGAGGCTACTCAATGAAAATAAAACTCTGCGCGATTGGTATCAGTCTGCTTTGCCTGATGGCATTGCAAGGCTGCACACCCGCCCCGCCTTTGACACCCCCGACGCTTATTTACGTTGGTTGTCCGAAGGTGGCGAGTTGCCCGATTCCGGCAAGTCTGCCGAAAACCAACGGCGATCTGAGTGAAGACAACCGCCAATTAGAGCGCGCACTGGTGAGCTGCGCGCTACAAGTGGAAACCGTGAAACAGTGTCAGGAGTCACACGATGTTAAAGCCAAAAAGTCTACGCGAAGCGCTTGAAAAAGCCGCACCGGTGCTGCGTAAAAATCCCGATATGCTGCGCCTGTTTGTAGATAACGGGACGATTGCGAGCACGCTGGCCGCGTCGTTGTCGCATGAAAATATCTATACGCTCAATGTGATTGTGACCGATTACTCTGGCGACCTAGATTTGCTCATCGTGCCGATTAACGCATGGTTACGCGAAAACCAGCCGGATATTATGACCACCGACGAGGGCAAGCGGAACGGCTTCACCTACTTTGCTGACCTGAATAATCACGACAGTATCGATATAAGTTTTAGTCTGCGCCTTTCTGAGCGCGTTATCGTCAAACAGGTGGATAAGGCGCTGCATGTGAAGCACCTCAACGAGCCCCCAATCCCGCAGCCGGTTGAGCGCCCCGTGGCGCTCTATATCAACGGCGAGCTAGTGAGTCAGTGGGATGAGTGAGCTCAAACGGTTTGAGGAACGGCTCGCGGGGCTGATTGGCAACCTAACGCCGGTACAACGCCGTAAAATTGCGGTAGAAGTGGCGAAGCGCTTGCGCAGCAGTCAACAGCAGCGCATTAAGCAACAAAAATCGCCCGACGGCACACCCTATGCCAGCCGAAAACCGCAACCAGCCAGCGGCAAACGAGGCCGCGTAAAGCGCCAGATGTTCGCCAAGCTGCGCACCAATCGCTTTATGAAAGCGCAAGGCTCAAGCGATGCCGCCGTGGTGGAGTTTGTCGGACGTGTTCAGCGTATGGCGCGGATACATCAAGAGGGCTTAAGCGATAAGCCGAACCGGTTTAGCCGTGAAGTGAAATATGATGCACGGCCGTTGTTGGGGTTTAGTGCAGAGGATAAGGGTATCGTTGAAATAGTGGTGGCAGAGTTTCTCAGCGAGTGATGCCAGCATCCAATGAGCGTATCCTTGGGCATAAAATTAAAACTGGAAACCCGAATGGAGTGAGAGGCGAACATTTAGTTGACTGGCTTAATCAGAATTTAGTGGGAAACTGAGGCATATCTTCGCGACTGCGCAGAAAGCCAACAGAAAAAAACGCAGTGTTCATTGAACGGCGACGATATGATTGACGTACTGAAGACATTGCAGTCACGTTCTGACGAAATTTTCGTTAAAAGTAAATAGCTTCAATGGTACGATGATATACGTACAAATTACTCTGGAACTGGGATAAGGCTCGGGTGTCACAGCCCCCCGTACTTAGCTGCAGTTAAAACAAACAACCCTGTATGGTTAAATATTGAGGATATATGGCAGCAGGAACAGTAGTTGCAGATACAGCAGGTATATTAGATACAGTAATAACAATAATAGGCTTTATTGCCACAATAGCCTCGTTAGTGCTCGCTGTTGGAGCTATTTGGCTTTCCTTCGTTTTTTATAAAATGTCAAATGAAGCATCTAAAGAGACAACTAAAGCAGCAAAAGATATACAAGCAAGTGTAGAGCGGCTGGAAAAAATATTTGACAAGTTGTATTCAGACACATTCTCTATGATGAGAGATACGGTAACAGATATGCGTCAGCATATATGGAAAAAGCCCCATACAGGAAGCGCTGATGATATTGTCAATAATGAGGAAAAAATAAACGATCTTAAAAATAGCATTAGTCAGGAAATTATTTGTATCGTTGATGAAAAACTTAAGTCAAATGGAGATAATGAAACTAAAATTAAAGAATTAGAGGATAAGATTAAAAAAGCTCTTGAAAGCGGAATACAAAAAACCATCCGTACACAAGCAGTCCCAACAACCTTAATGCGTCGTAGAACCCTAAGTCTGATAAAACGATACGGAAGAGTAAGAGTGGAATCTCTATTAAGAAAAATGAATAGTATATTCTCAGAGGACTATTCTTTTACTGATAATGAGTTTATGAATGCATTATTTAATCTCCGTGAAAATGGATTAATAACATGGGATGGTTCTTCTGGAATGATATCCTCAGATGATATTCTTATTTACATTGGTGATAGCGAGAAAAATAAAGAAACTAGCGAATAGTTCGCACAATTTCGTTATAGTAAAGAGGCCGCTGTGGGAGAATTTCTTGCAGCAGCCATTTTCAATAAATTGCCATTCTAATGAGCGAGTGAGTTAGTCATTCCTTCTGAGCTTTGACATGTCCGTTTCTGGCACTAAGAGGGCAAGCTAACTGGGCTGAAGGTCGGCTCTGAGCGATGAGCGGGTATCAATCCATAAGGAGCCTGTCAGGAATTTTAGGCTGAAAATCAATTAATTTAGATACGTAAGATGTTGTTGAACATAACCATTCAATTGATATCTATGTGCGTTAAAATCAGATTCTTGTAATACCTTTTCAGCATCTGCACTAGTATTAAGAAGATAGATTAAGGGATGTTGCTGTCGTTCATTCGGTAGCTTCCAAGCAGATTAAAAGTAAAAAAATTGTCTCTCTTATTCTACTCTAGAACGTCCTGAATCTATCTTAGCTTTCTACCTTCGTTATACCCGTTTTGTCATGTAAGGCCCGAACACAGAGTTACCTAACCAATACGTGTTGTTGCAACAATAGCGAGGCTACGCAACAGAATATCGATTGGAGGTAATCCACCTGACTTTATCCCCAATAATTAATATCGTGCAGAGCTAGCAATGTCCACTTCTGACATTAAGCAGTCTATCTCTGTTGTCTGGTATCTCACCCTACACCCTCACATTGCCGCTCCCCCTCCCTAGCGGCATCCTTTCCCCATGAGCACACAATCCCAACTATCCGAAATCTCGCGCCTACTGCGCAACCTTATCCGCACCGGTGTCGTGTCCGAAGTCGATACCGATGGAGCCCTGTGTCGCGTCCAAACCGGCGAATTGCAAACCGGATGGATTAACTGGCTGGCGCGTCGCGCTGGCCGTTCGCGTGACTGGTGGGCTCCGTCGGTGGGGGAGCAGGTGTTATTGCTGGCCGTTGGCGGCGAACTCGATACCGCCTTTGTCCTGACCGGCATTTACTGCGATGACTTCCCCGCCCCGTCGGCGTCTGCCGATGGTTGGCGCGTCGAGTTTCCTGACGGAGCGGTCATTGAGTACGAGCCTGAGACCGGCAAACTCACCGTAAGCGGCATTAAAAGCGCTGATGTGACCGCCTCGGCGTCGGTGGTGGTGACTTGCCCGTCCGTCACCGTAACCGCCAGCCAAAAAATCACCCTAGATACCCCCGAAGTGATTTGCACCAACAAGCTGACCACCGGCTCTATCGAGGTGCAAAAAGGCGGCACGATGAGCGGAACCATCGAACACACTGGCAAATTCACCTCGAACGGCGTGCAGATAGATAAACATGGTCACGGTGGCGTCAAAGGCGGCGGCGAGTGGACGGAGGGAACGAAATGACGGCGCGCTATTCCGGCATGAGCCGAGACCACGGCCAGCAGCTCGATGACCTCGCGCATATTCGCCAAAGCGTGCGCGATATTCTTATCACGCCGGTCGGCACGCGGGTGATGCGCCGCGAGTATGGCTCGCTGTTGTCTGCGCTGATTGACCAGCCTCAGAACGCCGCGCTCAACCTGCAAATCATGTCCGCCTGTTACATGGCGATTTTGAAATGGGAGCCCCGCGTCAGGCTCACGGCCATTACGTTCGATAACCGGTTTAACGGTGAAATGTTTGTCGATATCACCGGCCAACTGACCGACACCGGCGGCACCTTCTCTCTTAACGTACCTGTGAGTTAATCCATGGCAACCATTGACCTGAGCCAGCTCCCCGCGCCCGATGTGGTTGAGGAGCTGGACTACGAAAGCATTTTAGCCGAGCGCAAGGCGACGCTGTTGTCGCTGTGTGACGAGAGCCAGCGCGAGGCGGTGGCGCGTACCTTGCAGCTTGAATCGGAGCCGCTCACCAAGTTGCTCGAAGAAAGCGCCTACCGCGAGGTGATGTGGCGTCAACGGGTGAACGAAGCCGCTCGGGCGAACATGTTGGCTTATGCCACCGGCGGCGATCTGGATAACCTCGGCGCGAACTATAACGTTGAGCGTTTGGTCATCACGCCCGCCGATACCACCGCTATTCCCCCTCTGGCCGCCGTGCTGGAGTCCGATAACGATTTTCGGGTACGTATTCAGCAAGCCTTTGAAGGGTTAAGCGTGGCTGGTTCAGTCGGTGCGTATCAATTCCATGGCCGCAGTGCTGACGGTCGAGTCGCCGACGTGTCGGTCATTAGCCCAACACCGGCGTGCGTGACGGTCTCGGTGCTTTCGCGTGAGGGGAGCGGCGCGGCCAGCGATGAATTAATTCAGAAAGTCGATTTAGCGCTGAACGCCGAGGACGTGCGCCCCGTTGCCGACCGTGTGACGGTGCAAAGTGCTGAGATTGTGCCGTACCAGATAGAGGCTGAGCTCTATCTTTATCCGGGTCCCGAAGTGGAGCCGGTGCGACAGGCTGCCGAGGCCAAGCTAAAAGCCTACATCACCGCCCAGCACCGCCTCGGGCGTGATATTCGCAAATCAGCCATTTATGCCGCGCTGCATGTGGAAGGTGTGCAACGCGTTGAGCTCGCGCAGCCGGTAGCCGATATCGTGCTCGATGAGACTCAGGCGTCCTATTGCTCTGAGTATGCGATCACCATTGGGGGCGCGGATGAGTAATAACCGCCTGTTGCCGGTTGGCTCCTCGCCGCTGGAGGTGGCCGCCGCGATTGCCTGTGCTGAGATAGAACGAACCCCGATACCGCTGCGCCAGCTCTGGAACCCGAAAACCTGCCCGGTGAATCTGTTGCCCTATTTAGCGTGGGCGTTTTCGGTTGACCGCTGGGATGCGACGTGGCCGGAAGAAACCAAGCGCGAGGTGATTGCGGCGGCGTATTACATCCACAGTCGCAAAGGCACCATTAGCGCCGTGCGCCGCGTGGTTGAGCCGCTGGGCTATGTGATTAACGTCAATGAATGGTGGGAGACCAATGACCCGCCCGGCACCTTTCGGCTCGATATCGGTGTACTGGAAAGCGGTATCACCGAGGAAATGTATCACGAGATGGAGCGGCTTATTGCGGACGCCAAACCCGCCAGCCGTCACCTTATCGGACTGACCATTATTCAAGATATCGCCGGTTACGCCTACACCGGCGTTGCCATGTACGACGGCGACATTATTACCGTTTACCCCGACTTAGAGAGCTAACCCGATGGCACAAAAATATAAGGCGGTACTGACCAAAATCGGCGCGGCCAAGATTGCCGCCGCCACTGCGGGCGGCACCAAAATCAACCTCACCCAAATGGCCGTCGGCGACGGCGGCGGCACGCTGCCCACGCCTGACCCGGCACAAACCAAGCTGATTGCAGAAAAACACCGCGCCGCGCTCAATAAAGTGATCGTCGACCCGAAGCATAAAAACTATCTGGTGGCCGAGCTGGTTATCCCGCCGGAGATCGGCGGCTTTTGGATGCGTGAGCTCGGTCTCTATGATGAGGTCGGTGCGTTGATTGCGGTCAGTAACATGGCCGAGAGTTACAAGCCGCTGTTATCCGAGGGCTCAGGCCGTGCGCAGACCCTGCGCATGGTGGTGATTGTCAGCGATATGAATACGGTGAATTTGCTGATTGATAGCTCGACCGTGCTGGCAACACAGGAATACGTTGACGATAAATTGCTGGAGCATGAGCAATCGCGCCGCCATCCTGACGCCACGCTCAAGGAGAAAGGTTTTACCCAACTGAGCAGCGCGACCAATAGCAACAGCGAGGCGTTAGCCGCTACGCCGAAAGCGGTGAAGGTGGTTTATGACTTGGCGAGTGCCAAATATACCGCGCAGGATGCAACCACAAACCAAAAAGGCATTGTTCAGCTTAGCAGTGCCACCAATAGCACCAGCGAGACATTAGCCGCCACGCCAAAAGCGGTTAAAGCCGCGTATGACAAAGCGACCGAGGCTGACAAAAACGCCCAAACCGCCGACGACAATGCGGGCAAGGCCAACGAGAACGCCAATACGCGCCTAGAAAAAAACAAGAATCTGTCTGACCTCAACGATAAACCGCAGGCGCGTAAGAATTTAGAACTCGGCACCGCTGCCACCTCAAACGCTCAAAAATCGGCTACAGATGGCACTGCCAATGCCTTGATGGCGAATGGGGCTTGGGGGCTGGGCGGCCTAACACCTGTAGTCGGAACGGATGCTCTTACGTGTTTTTATTATGGTGCTGTGGGGGCGAAAACAAACCCTGTAAACGATCGGGGATTTGCTTTTGTAAATCTGGCTATTTCAGGGTCATATCGTTGTCGATTAGCACTGGATTATACAAATGCGGTACCGAGGATTTTTTATCAAAATATTCTCAATAATACATATAACCCCTATGTCGAGTTTTATACCACAGCCAAAAAGCCAACCGCGAACGATGTTGAAGCATTGCCTGTAGCTGGCGGAACGATGGCGGGCGCGATAAAAGTCTCGGGTACAGGACACGGAGCTTTCTCAAGTCAAAATAATGGGGAAGCACCGCTTTACCAATATGTTGATACGGCGCAAACATCGGAATACTGGCCAATCATCAAACAAAAGTATAAACAGGCCAATTCAACATGGTCGGCAGGGATGTTAATCACCGCGAATCAGTTCGTCGTTCATTACATTGATTCAGCGGGAAAATCAGCATCGTTCTACTTCAGAAATGATGGACAATTTATTCCGCAAAGTTATGCCAACTTTGACGCGAAATACGCCCCAGTCGGACAGGCTTATACAAAAACTGAGTCGGATAATCGGTATATCCAAAATACCCAAATGGGGGCTGAAGAGTATAAGGATATCCCTTACCCCGGCCAAGCAAGTCTACCGTGGGGTGCCTGTATTACTGCGATAGTAGGTACAACTAAAAGTACAGGTTCGGGGATTTCATTTCATATCTCTCGGGTTTATTTCCGTCGCTTGCAAAAATATATCGGTGGCGCTTGGAAAAATTTCGCATAAGGGAAATACAGCATGATTTATAAAAATTTCACACCGTGTGAAACAGAACGCGGCGAGGATGGCGCGCTACACCTCCAGTCTGAGGACGGTCAAGATTGGTATGATGTGCGAGAAAAGTTAAGCGCGGAAAAGCTAAAAATCGCCTATCAAGCGGATGGGGTTATCCGTCAGCAAAGCTACAACGCGGTTGAGTTATTCCCTGAAAATCTCTCCATTGCGGAAGTGAGCAAAAAAGCTATTCCGAACGATTTTCCCGATCGGCTCGATGGCAATTGGATTTTTGACGGTAAGAAGATAGCGCCTCGCGTGGTGCCTAAATCTGAATTGCTCGCTCAGGCCGAAGAAACCCGCGCGCAGCTTATGGCCGAGGCCAATCAAAAAATTACGCCGCTACAGGATGCCTCGGATTTAGACATCGCAACCGAGGATGAATTAGCCCAGCTCAAAGCATGGAAAACCTACCGGGTATTACTCAGCCGCGTAGATATCTCATCGGCTCCCGAGATTGTTTGGCCGTCACTCCCCGCCTGATTTACCCCGTTTATATCGCCCTCGTTTGAGGGCTTTTTTTTGCCTGTTGTTTCACCGCCGCCACAAGCCCTATTTCTAGTGAGTTCATCGTCTAAACAACACAATAGCTTTGCTACTTTCTAACGGAGTCAAACACGATGCCCGATTTTAAACATGGCGTGCAGGTGCTCGAAATTAACGAAGGCACCCGCGTCATTTCCACCGTTTCGACCGCCATTATTGGCATGGTCTGCACCGCACCGGATGCCGATGAAAAGATGTTCCCGCTCAACGTGCCAGTGCTCATTACCGACGTGGTGGCCGCTGCCGGTAAAGCGGGGACTAAAGGCACCTTATCCTCGGCACTCGCCGCTATCGGCGACCAGTGTAAACCCGTCACCGTCGTGGTGCGCGTGGCCGAGGGCGAAGGTGAGGACGACGAAGCGATCCAAGCGGCGACGGTGTCCAACATCATCGGCGGCGCGGATGAGAACGGTCAGTACACCGGCCTAAAAGCGTTACTCACCGCGAAAGCCGTCACCGGCGTCAAACCGCGCATTTTAGGCGTGCCGGGTCTCGATACTAAAGAGGTCGCCGTCGCGCTGGCGTCACTCTGTCAGCAGTTGCGCGCCTTTGGCTATATCAGTGCGTGGGGCTGCAAAACCCTGTCGGATGCGATTAAGTACCGCGACAACTTCAGCCAGCGTGAGCTGATGCTGATTTGGCCGGACTTCTTAGCATGGGACACCACCGCCAACGCCAGTACCACCGCATGGGCGACCGCACGCGCATTAGGATTGCGCGCCAAGATTGACCAAGAGACCGGATGGCATAAAACCCTGTCTAACGTGGGCGTGAACGGCGTCACCGGGATCAGTTCCTCGGTATTTTGGGATTTACAGGCACCGGGAACCGATGCCGACTTACTCAACGAGGCGGGCGTCACCACGCTGGTACGCTCCGATGGTTTCCGCTTTTGGGGCAACCGCTGTTGCTCTGACGACCCGCTGTTTATGTTCGAGAACTACACCCGCACCGCGCAGGTATTGGCCGACACCATGGCCGAGGCGCACATGTGGGCGGTTGACAAACCAATGACCGCCACGCTTATCCGCGACATTGTCGAGGGTATCAAGGCCAAGTTCCGCGAGCTGAAAACCGGCGGCTATATCATCGATGCGGATTGTTGGTATGACGAGAGCGCCAACGATAAAGAGAGCCTGAAAGCCGGGAAACTCTACATCGATTACGACTACACGCCGGTGCCACCGCTGGAAAACCTCACCCTACGCCAACGCATCACCGATAAATATCTGGTGAGCTTGGGCTCAACGGCTAACAGCTAAGGAACTCAACCGATGGGAATGCCTCGTAAGCTGAAATACCTCAACCTGTTTAACGACGGCTTGAGCTACATGGGCGTCGTCAGCTCGGTGACGCTGCCTAAACTGACCCGCAAGTTGGAGAACTATCGCGGCGGCGGGATGAACGGTTCGGCGGCGATTGATTTGGGGCTCGATGACGACGCGCTGGCCGTGGAATGGACAATCGGCGGTTTTCCTGACGATGACCTCTGGAGTCAGTACGCCGTGCCCGGTGCCTCGGATATTCCGCTGCGTTTCGCGGGCTCTTTCCAGCGTGATGACACCGGCGAGATTAGCGGTGTGGAAATCGTGCTGCGTGGCCGCCACAAAGAAATCGACGGCGGCGACAACAAGCAAGGCGAGAACACCGAGACCAAAATCTCGACCCAATGCACCTACTACAAACTGATGGTCGACGGCAAAGAGCTTATCGAGATTGACGTCGTCAACATGATTGAGAAGGTCAACGGCGTCGATCGCTTAGCACAGCACCGTAAAAACCTCGGTCTGTAATGTTATGGCCGGTCAGGTGCAACACTGGCCGGTAATCCCCTTTTTTAAAGAGAAATATCATGGCTAAAGATAAAAACACACCTGAGCACGTCGCCCCTGAAAATGACAATCTGGTGACGCTGGAGAATCCGATCCAGCGTGGCGACCTGCTTATCGAGCAAGTGACCGTGACCAAACCTAACGCGGGAACCCTGCGCGGCGTGAGTCTGGCAGCGGTGGCAAACTCCGACGTTGACGCGCTCATTAAGGTACTGCCGCGCATGACCTACCCGCCGTTGCTGGAGAGTGACGTGGTCAAGTTAGAACTGCCCGATATGATTGCGCTCGCCGGTAAGGTGATTAGTTTTTTGTCGCCGAGTTCGGTTCGCTAGATTTTCCCGCCGATTTATCGGTCGATGACCTGATGGCGGATATCGCCGTGATATTTCACTGGCCGCCCTCAGAACTGAACCCCATGAGCCTGACCGAGCTCGCCCTCTGGCGCGACAAAGCGCTACAACGAAGCGGAAACACGCATGAGCAATAATCTTAAATTGCAGGTGCTTCTTAACGCTGTTGACCGAGCCAGCCGCCCGTTTAAAGCGATCCAGACAGAGAGCAAATCTCTGTCTGGCAGTATTCGCGACACGCAGAAAACCCTCAAAGAGTTGAACGCCCAAGCGGGACGCGTTGAAGGTTTTCGCAAAACGAGCGGCCAGCTCGCCGTCACCGGCCAAGCGTTAAAGAAAGCCAAGCAAGAAGCCGCCGAACTGGCTATCCAGTTCAAAGCCACCGAAAAGCCGACGCGCGCACAGGCGCAAGTCATGGAGTCGGCCAAGCGCGCCGCCGCTGAGCTCCAGCTCAAATACAACGGTCTGCGCCAATCCGTGCAGCGTCAGCGCCTCGAACTACGGCAAGCGGGTATCAATACGCGCACGTTATCCAGCGATGAGCGCCGCCTAAAAGCCTCGGTCAATGAAGCGACCGCAAGCCTTAATCGCCAGCGTGATGCCCTTGCACGTAACAGCCAGCAACAAGCCCGACTCAGCCGGATTAATCAGCGCTATCAAAGCGGTAAGGCACTCGCCGGTAATCTGGCTGGAGCCGGTGCCGCCGGTGTGGGCGTGGCGACGGCGGGCATTGTGGCGGG